TTCAAAGAACTATTTGCTTTGGATGGTAAAGAATCGAATATCACTTCTGGTGATATTGAGAGAAGAAATGCTATCGCATCTCTTTTGGAAGATTGGGAATTATTAAAAATTTTACATTCTTCGAAAGCAGATCCTAAAGCATCTTTATCTCAAATTAAAGTAGTCTCTTATAAAGAGAAAGATGAGTGGGAACTTGTTCCTAAATATAATATCGGAAAAAAGGTGAAATAAATGATTAAACTTGAATTAACTATTGAAGAGTGTAATTTGATTCTTCGTGTCCTTGGTAAACATCCTTTCGAGGAAGTTGTTGCTTTAATCACTAAGGTTAAACAACAAGGCGAGCCACAAGTAGAAGAACTTGTTAAGCAACAAGAAGCTGCTAAAGCAGAAGCTCCTGCTGCATAAATAGAATTACCCATGCAAGTACGCATCCCTCGGGATGGGAACTGGTTTGATGGAAGTACCAGCCCAAGAAACACCATCAAGAATTCACCTTAGGACCGCTAAGTTACGAATCGTATAAAGCTGGTAGTACGTTAAGCTACCGCTGGAAACAGTAACCAGCAAACCTCTACGCCCATTTGGGGTAGAGTAATTTTAAACTCGCTTAATAGGAGAACTATATGTTAGAAGCATTAAACACATCCATCGACACCATCTCTGGTGCAAAGACTCAATTCGTTAAGACATTTGTTAAAAACGAAGAAGTCGCAAAATCCCTCCAAACTTTTATCGATGCTCAGCAATCATTTGCTAAGACTGTCGCTAAGTCATCTGTAGAATTTTTCACTACAGTTGGTACAGCTGCAGCTTCTCTTGATGCTAAAAAAGTATTCGCAACTAAGTAAGGGGAACATTATGAATCGTCAATTTGTTCCAACATTTTGGAATGATAAAGAACTAGACAAATTCTTTATTGGGTTTGACAAACAGCTTGCCCAATATAAAGAAATGCATGATCAGATTACAAAGAACATCCCTAACTATCCTCCATACAATATTCGAAAAACTGGAGAGAACACATATACAGTTGAATTGGCTGTAGCTGGTTTCTCTAAACAAGATATCGATATTGAAATCGATGGTGGTAAGTTAATCATCAAAGGTAATGTTAGCAACACACCTGATGATGAAAACTTTGTATTCAAAGGTATCGCTAATCGTGCATTTACTCGTTGGTTTGCGTTGGAAGATAACGTAGAAGTTAAAGACGCAGAACTTTTCAATGGTATGTTAAAGATTGCTTTAGAGCGTTTAACACCAGAAGAAAATAAACCAAAGAAAGTTGCTATTAAGTCTAAAGGTGAAAAGCAATTATTGAATGAGGAGAAATAATGAAAACATTTTTCCGCAAAGTTTATATAACCTTAAAGGGAATTGGTTACGCCAAAGCAGCAGCAGATCTTGCCAGAAATGGTAAACATGAGGAAGCCAAAAAATTGATGGCTTCTTATGGAGATTGCAAATGAGTTCTTTAACATTAAAAAATCTTGAGAGCGCATTGGCTGGTGAGTCTATGGCTCATATCAAATATCGTTACTTCGCTAAGATTGCTCGTGAAGAAGGTTTCGAAGATGTTGCAAAACACTTCGAACATACTGCCGATCAAGAAATTAAACATGCATGGGGACACCTTGAATTGTTAATCGGCAAGCCATCCACTAAGGAATGTTTGCAGAAAGCAATTGATGGAGAGACTTATGAGTATACAGAAATGTATCCAAAGTTTGAATCGATTGCAGTTTCAGAAGGAAATCTACAAGCAGAAAAAGAAATGCGTGGTCAGATTGAAGAATCTTTTGAACATGCAGAAGCATTTAAGGCTGTGTTGGCAAAAGCAGAAAAGCGTTTCAATGCTTTGAAGAAAGTAGAAGAGCGTCATGCTAATGCTTACAAACAAGTTATGGAGACATTATGAACGAACAACATATTTGTGTAGTATGTGGCCACGTACATGATGAACAAACAGAAGGTAAATGGGAAGAACTTCCCGATGACTTCCTTTGTCCTGAGTGTGGCGTTGGTAAAGAAGATTATTATTTGATGTGATTTTATGGGGAGGAAACTCCCCATAGTTCTAAAGTCAATTTTTCATACCAATAAATAGTTGGTATGATGAAAGCAAAAATCTCACCAAATTTAATATCCTTCGTCACGATTCGTCGTGGGAATTGGGTAATGAAAATATCTGTGTATAAAACACGATATGTGTTATTGGTTGCACAACATTATTATGATAAGGAAAAATTTATTATTAAAGAATTTCCAGATCATGAGGAAGCAGCAGCATTTATTGATTTTTTAGCGGAGAGTGAAAATGATTAAAGTATACAAGTTAATTAGTGGCGAAGAACTTATTGGAGAAGTTTTCAATGTTCTCGGTGATTCTGTTGAATTGAAAAACCCAGCTACTATTGTAATTCAACAAACACAAACAGGTATGGGTGTAGGACTGGCTCCATACATGCCATATGCTGAGGAAGAGAAAGTCTTTTTAAGAAACTCAGCCATCGCCAGCGAAGCAACCCCAGCAGTCAACATGGTCAATGAATACAGCCGAATCTTCGGTTCTGGCATTCAGATCGCCCCAGCTGGCTCCGTTTTTACAGGCTAAAATCCCCATCTAGACCCTCTCCTGTAGAGGTTCTTGTCACATAAAAACTCCAGTAAAATCAAGGAGTTGCAATCCCCTACAACCCAAAGGGTTATCTAAACAAAATACTTTACAATAATTCAGGTTCGGTGTATAATAGTCTTATGATGAATGAAAAAGGAAACCTGATTATGAAAAAGTCTGTCAAAAAGCAAATCGTTGCTACTATCTACAATCGCCCTGTTCAAACCAAAGCTGAAGCACGTGCTGAATCTGAAAAAGCAATCGCTGCATTCCTTCGTGCTGGTGGTGTGATTCAGGTTGATGAACGTAAACGTCGTGCTCCAAAAGCAAAAATGTCTAGCAAAAATTCACGTGGGTTTATTTCTGGAACCAGTGGATTTGCAACTGGAATGCCACGTAAGACAACTTTTAGTTTGGTTTAATTTTAGGAGATCTATATTATGAAACTTGTTATTCGCACTCAGTATATGGAAAATTATGGTGCTCACGATTGGGATGGCAAGGGTGAGTGTCCTCAGTACTGGAAGATGAAAGGTGGCTCTGAGTACATGATTGAAGGTGTTCCACTAAACATCGACTACGCAGAAGTTGTTGCTGCTGCAGACATCGAGAAGAATAACGATTACTGTCGTGAGTATATTCTCGACTGGTCATTGGAAAGTGATGACTACATGTCATGGTTCGAGAAGTCCCAGTTGGAGTACGATGGTGTGATTGCTTGTAAAGAGCCACGCATCGATTACAACGAGTTGGTGGTGGTATGATTCTCGCCAGAGAAACCACTGTCTGGGAAAGCGAACTCCAGCCTAACCATACATATCTGATGTCAGATGGTATGACTAAGATTTATGGATACTTTAAGTTCCATAACCCAAAGGAGTTTACTAAGTTTAAAAAGTTTATTAGGTTCGATAAAAGGTATCGGACTTTCAAAGTGATAAAGAAAGGTATTAAGGATATACAATGAATAAATTTGCAGCAAATAAAATTACATCAGAAAAGCAAAAAGAAATTATGCTTATCTGTCAAGAAGAGTGTGCTGAAGTTGCGCAAGCAATCAGTAAGGTATTTCGTTTCGGTATCGATGGTGAACATAATGGTGCCACTAATCGTGAACGTCTTGAAGAAGAAGTTGGTGACTTGCTCTGTATGATCGAGATGATGATTGAAGAGCAAATTATTGATGGTAATGCAGTGGCTCAAGCAGGTATCAAAAAGAAAGAGAAACTTGCTAAGTGGTCAAACATTAAACAAGCAGCCTAATATGAATATACATAAGTTTCTAGAGAGTCTTGCGAATAACAATTCTCGTAACTTCAAAATCGAGCAACTAAACGCACACAGCGATAACGAAGTGCTACGTGAAGTTGTTCTCAAGACTCTCGACCCATTTACTCAGTTTTACATTCGTAAGATTCCTGAGTATACACTGGACAAACATACAACTACTTTGGAGAATGCAATAAATGGACTTAGTGATTTATCTACTCGTCGTGTTACTGGTAATGCAGCAATCGAATATCTTCGAATGCTTCTCTCATCTGTATCAACTGACGATGCAAAAGTTATCGAGCGTATCATCGCTAAAGATTTAAAGTGTGGTGTAGACGTATCAACTGCCAACAAAGTTTGGAAGAATCTTATCGCTGAATATCCAGTGATGTTGTGCAGTCCATTCGAACAGAAGTTGGTTGACAAGATTCAGTTCCCTGCTTATGTTCAAACTAAAATGGATGGTATGCGATTCAATGCTATCGTTCGTGATGGTAAGTGTGAGTTTCGTTCACGCAATGGTAAAGAGATAAACCTGCTGGGTAATCTTGAAGAAGATTTTATCGCAATGGCAAATGGTGTCAATTGTGTGTTTGATGGAGAGTTGCTGGTCAAAGATAAGGGTATCGTTCTCGATCGCCAGACTGGTAATGGTATTCTCAATAAAGCAAACAAGGGAACAATCAAAACCGATGAAGCACGCAAGGTTCATGCTACAATCTGGGATTTGATTCCTTATGATGATTTTACTCTTGGTGTTTGCAAAGTTCCATACAGCCAGCGACTTGAATCTCTTTGTGTTATGATGGATGTATACAAGCCAAAGAAAGTTGGATTGGTAGATCGTTGGGAAGTTGCTACAATCGAAGAAGCAAATACATTGTTCGAGGGTTTGCTTGCTGATGGTCAAGAAGGTATCATCCTAAAGTGCAGGAATGGAATCTGGGAAGATAAACGTAGCAAGACTCAGATTAAATTCAAAGGTGAACTTGAGTGCGACCTGAAGATTGTTGCAGTGGAAGAAGGTAAGGGTAAAGCTGCAGGAATGCTCGGTGCAATTATTTGTGAATCTGCCGATGGTGTTGTAAAGGTGAATGTAGGTTCTGGCTTCACTGAGGAACATCGCAAGAAATATTGGAAAGAAAATTTAGTTGACAAAATTGTAGCTATCAAGTATAATATGAGAATAAAGAATAAACAAGGTGAAGATAGTTTGTTCCTTCCAGTATTTATTGAACTTCGTGATGATAAATCTGTAGCAGATTCTGACAAGGTGATTAAATGATACTAGAAAGTAAATTGGGGCAGAAAAGATTCTTCAACCCAAAAAGTAAACAAGATCTTGACTCATATAGAAAGTTTTTGAAGACAGGTGGATGGGGTTCTAATGGATGTCCATTCTTCCTCGTGTTTCCATATATGACAATCCCACATATGATTCAGGATAAAATTATACATAGAGTATTAGGAGTTAAAAATGACAAGAGTAGCTATTAATCGTTGCTTCGGTGG